GATAAAGTTTCTCACCTAATCACTGAACTCAAGTTAGAGGGAATTGATGTGGTAGGAAAGGCACAAATATTGGATACTCCAATGGGACGGATTGTTAAAGGTCTACTCGATGGTGGTGTACAACTAGGTGTGTCAACTCGTGGTATGGGTAGTCTTGAGAAAAAGGGTGACGCAATGGTCGTGAAAGACGACTTTATTCTTAGTACGGTTGACATCGTACAAGACCCATCAGCACCAGATGCTTTTGTTAATGGTATAATGGAAGGTGTTGATTGGATTTGGGATAACGGTGTCCTTAAACCTCAAGTAATTGAACAAATGGAGATTGAAATTAAGAATGCTCCGAAGACTGTCTTATATGAGACAAGTGTTCGAGAGTTTAAGAATTTCCTCTCGTTACTAAAATCTAATATGTAAAGGAGTCATTATGACTGAAAAACATGAAGACCTCGACGATGTAGTAACAGACGAAATCGTTGAACAAACTCTCGAAGAGATGGACGGGAAGAAACCTGCAAAGGTTCCTGAAGACCCCAACGCAATCGACACAGATGATGCAATCGCATCAACTGATAAGGTTGAAGATGAGGCACCTGCCCAAATTAAGAAAGTCCACCCGAAAACAAAGGCGGGTATGATTAGTGTGATGGCAAAAGACATGCAGAACATGGATAAAAAATCCTTGCAAGCAATGTATGCCAGTTATAACATGGAAGACGATGAAGACGAAGAAGAAGAAGAAGTGAAAGAATCACTCGATGCTTCCTCTGAGTTATCTGCACTAGTTGAGTCTGAAGCAACTCTTTCCGAAGAGTTTAAAGCTAAAACCGCAATACTTTTTGAGACTGCTCTAAAATCAAAACTTTCAGAAGAAGTTGACAGATTAGAAGCACAATACAAAGAAGACTTAGCAGAAGAAGTATCTTCAACTAAATCTGACCTTGTAGAGAAAGTGGATAACTACCTAAACTATGTAGTTGAAACTTGGATGGAAGACAACAAACTTGCTGTGCAGAATGGTCTGCGTACTGAGATTGCTGAAACTTTCATGGAAAAAATGAAAGACCTCTTCACAGAGTCTTACATTGATGTTCCAGAATCTAAAGTTGACCTAGTTGATGAACTTGCTGAATCAGTAGACGAATTAGAAACTAAACTAAATGAATCTACACAGAAAATCATCGACACTACTGCAGAACTCGAAGGTTACAAACGCAACACAATTATACGTGAAGCAACTCGTGACCTTGCTGAAACTCAAGTTGAAAAACTTAAATCACTCGTTGAAGATGTTGATTTTGGAAGTGAAGAAATCTTTGCTGAAAAAGTAAACACAGTCAAAGAGTCATATTTCAGTAAAACAATCAAAGAAGAAGTAAGTCAAGACATTGCAGAAGACGCTGACCAAACGGTTGAAGTCTCTGATGTAATGGGTTCTTACCTCTCCGCAATTCGTAAAACAGCATTAAAATAAGGAAGTATCACAATGCAACAATCATACGACACATTAGTAGAAAAGTGGGCACCAGTCCTAAACGAAGGCGTGGCAATTAAAGACCATCACCGTCGTCAAGTTACTGCCGCTATTCTAGAAAACCAAGAGCGTGCTTTACAAGAAGAGCGTTCTGCAATGAACGGTTTCTTAACAGAAGCTGCTCCAGGAAACTCCACATCAGGTGTTTCTAACTTTGACCCAGTATTAATCTCATTAGTACGACGTTCAATGCCTAACCTAATCGCATACGACGTATGTGGTGTTCAACCAATGAACGGACCAACTGGTCTTATCTTTGCGATGAAATCACGTTACGGTGCGGGTGCAACAGGTTCAACAGAAGCACTATTCAACGAAGCGGCAACACGTTTCTCAGGTGATTCAGGTGGCACACATGACTCAGATAACGCATCTGGTTTCAATGGTATTGCTCCATCAGGCGACTCTGCAGACGCTATGCGTCTAACAGCACTAGGTGCTGGTGGTATGCCAACTGCTGATGCTGAAGCATTAGGTTCAACAGGTGGTTCAACATTCAACGAAATGGGTTTCACAATCGAGAAATCAACTGTTACTGCTAAGTCACGTGCATTAAAGGCAGAGTATTCTTTAGAACTTGCTCAAGACCTTAAAGCAATCCACGGTTTAGATGCTGAAACAGAGTTAGCAAACATATTGTCAACTGAAATCCTCGCTGAAATCAACCGCGAAGTTATCAGAACAATTAACTCACAAGCAAAAACTGGTGCGTTACAAGCAAACGTGACTAAGAATGGTATATTCAACATGTCCACAGATGCTGATGGTCGTTGGAGTGCTGAGAAGTTCAAAGGTCTCGGAGTACAAATCGACAGAGAAGCAAACGTAATTGCTAAAGAAACTCGTCGTGGTAAAGGTAACGTAATCATCTGTTCATCAGATGTTGCTACTGCTCTCGCCGCCGCTGGAACTTTAGACTACTCACCTGCTATCTCATCAAACCTACAGGTAGATGACACAGGTAACACATTTGCAGGTCTATTAAATGGACGTACAAAAGTATACATCGACCCATATGCAAGTACAGACTATGTAACAGTAGGTTACAAAGGTACAAACCCATATGACTCAGGCGTATTCTATTGCCCATATGTACCACTACAAATGGTTAAAGCAGTTGCTGAAGACACGTTCGCACCAAAAATCGGGTTCAAAACTCGTTACGGTATGGCGTCTAACCCATTCGTAGGTTCAACACCTGCTAACGGTTTAGCGGCAGTGAAAACCAACATGTACTACAGAATCTTCAGAGTTGACAACATACTCACATAGATTACTGTAAAAAAGATTTATTCTTTTGGGGAGACTTCGGTCTCCCTTTTTTTTGTCTAAAAATAAATGAAAAAAAGTGAAAAAAGTACTTGACATTCTCTGTTTTATATGGTACTGTAAGACATAATAAGAAAGGAAATATTATGCAAATAAATAGAAAAGATATCGAGAACAGGAAAATGACAAGAGAGTTTTTTGATTATGTTCTTAGTTTCTATGGTAAAGGTGGTCTTTATGACTTCGGTGCCAAGTTAGATGATGTAATCACTGCAACGCAGATTTACCTCAACAAAATCGTGACGAATAAAAATAAGTTTTATACTTGGGGTGATGGCGATAGTCTTGACCGCGAAAGAGTTCGTGACATCTTGTTAGATGAAGACATCTTCGGTTACGAGTGGAAAACAAATGCTAAACTTCACTTAGACTTAACAAACTAAAAAAAGTGCTTGACATTCTTTGTCAAGTATGGTACGGTAACACATAATAGAGAAAAGGAAAAAAATATTATGAAAAACGAAACTTACGAATATGTAGAAGAACCTACCCTTGAAGAACAGATTGAGGCATCAGTCAAAGAAGGAATAACTTTAGGACTTTTCAAAGACCTTTCTGATGACCCAACTTTCTTGAAGTTCGAGGCGACAGTTAATGAAATAGAAAATGCCTCTAGAGACGAACGCATTGCGGACATCGAGGATTCTTATGAAGAGTTCTTGGCGGAACGTTCATACGAAGATTCATACGAAGATGAAGCAATGCTTGCCAGTCTTCTTTTTGCAGGAGGTGCGTAATAATGGCATTAGTATTAGGATACACTAAAGAGAAAGAGTTCGTGCAAGAATGTTTTAATACTCGTTTAGAGTTCGAAAACAGATACCAAGAACTCGTGGAGAGATTTGGTGGACTTGACTTTGAGTTTCTAAAGGAATATGAAGTCAGTGGTTACAACTCAAAACTTATAAAAGACATGAATACAGAAAGAAAAATCAGAGAGGAAAATGTATAATGAAAGCATATGAAGTAAAATTAAAGTTGAACACAAGGAACGAGGATTGGAAACGATTTGCAACCGCAAAGGAAGCAGTCAAGTTTATCCTAGACGAGAGACACACCGAAGGGTTCACGGTCTCTGGACGTACCTATGATGAAAAGTTCGAAGAGTTAGAATGGATTGAGAAAGGTCGCATTGTAAATGTGTGACTTATTCTTGACCTATATAATTATAAATGGAGTTGATAATGTTTGAGTTTTTTCTGGGATTAATGATTGGTGGTTTTGGAACCATACTGTTTGTCTTTATGACAAGTGTTGATATTGATTGTGGTGGGTATACTGCTATGACACCTGAAGAGGAAGATGAAGAGAGAGAAATGTATCTCAGAGGTGAAGACTAATGGGAACTAAGGCAGGAAAGATTTGGGGAAACACCGAACTGATACACGCGAATGGTGTATTAGAGTTTCATCGTATCAACTTCAAAAAGGGATACAAGTGTTCCGAACATTTACACAAACATAAATGGAATGGTTTCTTTGTTGAGAGTGGAACTATGATTGTTCGTGTATGGCAAGACGGAGAACAGGATGGTCTTGTTGATGAAACAATACTAACTGCAGGAGACTTCTGTCAGGTAAAACCTGGAAAGATACATCAGTTTGAAGGTGTTCAAGATGGTGTTGCGTTTGAACTCTACTGGGCAGAGTTTGCTCATGATGATATTGAAAGAAGAACTATAGGGACTTCTATTTAAACTCAAACTGAGAAAATCTGAACGATGCCGTAAACGTTAAAAACGTAGCATCACCAGAGTTTGATACAAATGATACACCACCTAAGTCAGTAGGAATACAATCTCTATATGTGATTTGTCTCACTGAATTATTATGACTTGAAAGGATAGACAGTGTTATATCAGAATATGTTGGTATTGCGGTTCTTCTGTTTTCTGCAGATACTTGACCTTCGTTTACTCCACGTTGCATCCAATCAAACATCTCCTCATAAGACTTCATATCTTCGTCAAGGAGAATTGTAAAATCAACACTTCCAAACTTTATAGAATCTCCTACAAGAGGAACAGAAGTTATTCTTCTTACAGGTAGTTCTACAGTCGAAACAGATAAATTGGGGTGTTGTACCGATTGAACAAAATACTCTAAGTTAGGATATCTTTTTCGGTCAATACTAATACGAAAACCTGTAGGTTGTAAGTAGTTCACATTAGATGTAAGAGACGCATCTTTTATTTGAGTTTTTAATGTTGTAGTATTCTGTGGCATTTTTACTTCCTATATCTGTACTTCTATTTATATAGAAAATACAGAGATAATTAAAATATATATAGTAACATAAGGAATATATTATGATAAATTTAGAATCCATATTAGCAGAGTGGAAAGAGGACTCCCTTATAAAGGAAGGTCAACTTGACAAGAATAGTATGGACACTCCCAAGATGCATGCTAAGTATCTTGAATATCTATCCCTAACTAAACTACGATTAAAGAAGGCAGAGTTTTCTCAGAAGTCTCTGTTGAAAGATAAGTGGTTATGGTACAACGGGAAGATGGACGAAGAGACTATGAGGTCAAAGAACTGGTCACCCGACCCGTTCAATGGACTCAAAGTATTGAAGGGTGACCTAGAGAAGTACTACTATGATGCCGACCAAGAGATACAGGACAGTGAGATACGCATTCAGTATCTAAAAACTATTGTTGAAACCCTTGAGAGTATCATGAATAATCTCAACTGGAGACACACCACGATTGGTAACATCATCAAGATAAGACAACTTGAGGCAGGATACTAATGAGTGTTGAAAAGAACGCAAAGGCATTCGCGGAAGAACGAGTTAACTTCCTTATAGATAATAACTACATTGATAAAAATCGACGTGAAGAAGTATTCGAATCGTTAAGATATAAGTTTATAGAAGAAGATGCCAGAGACAAAGAATACATTGCCGAATACAATAACCGTAGGACTCAAGAATCATAGTATGATGTTGGTTGATGCGGAGGCGCATCAGATACCAGAACTACGCGAATACTTTTCTTTCTTTGTACCCAACTATAGATATGTGCCTGCCTACAAGAACAAAAAGTGGGATGGCAAAATCAAGTTATTCAATCAGGTCACGCGCGAACTCAATGTGGGTTTGTATGAACACTTGCGTAAGTTTTGTAGTGACCGAATGTATCCCCTACGATTACAGGAGACCGACTATGGACATCCTGCTCAGAGAAATAAAGTAGACCACCAAACCCTTGTGAAGTTTCAAGAGAGTTTGAAGTTACCCTTTCCCC